ATAGATGCTATGTTACCAATCTTTCAACGCACTACCGGGTATGCTTATGGTTTAGCTCAAAGGTTACCAAGACCTTTTAGATTGACTAATCATGTCTATGAATATACCTTAAATAGAACTTTCACCTATAAGTTCAACACTGTTTCAGGCGATTGTGGTTCACCTTTGTTTATGCTCAATTCAGCTATTCAAAATAGAAAAATTGTAGCTATTCATAGTGCTGGAGACACAAATACTGGACAAGGCTATGCTTCTATTATCACTCAAGAGATGTTAAATAAGGATTTAAGTCTTTTTGATAATCAGATCATTGAAGTTCCTCATGATGAATTAGATACTTCCTATGTTGATGTACAACCTCAAGGTAACTTTGAGGTTTTGGGCAGATTGTCCAAATATCCCCGTAGAAGCACTAAGACATCTCTGACTCATAGTAAGATACATGGACTATTTGGTTCTAGTCCATTTACTTTCGCGGCTTTAAAACCAAGGATGGTGGATGGAGTATTATTAGACCCAATGAAAGTTGCTTATACAAAGTATTGTGTGAATAATACTTTAGTAAATGTTAATTACTTGCGCTTTATTGTATCAGATTATTTTGACGAGATAAGATCACATTCTAAAGAAACCGTCTCAAAACGAATATATACTCTTCAAGAGTCTTTGCACGGTTTAGAAGAAGATACTGATTATAGCGGTATTTCTCCTTCTACTAGTGCTGGATATCCGATGAATGTATCGGGAAACTTTAATCTCAAAAAGAGTTATTTTAACTCTGAAGGTGATGAAAAGAAAGAGTATTTCACTCGTATAGATGAGTTAGTCAACGAATACGTTAGTCAACTTAAAGACAATAAACGCAGACTTGTCATCTATAGTGATAATAACAAGGATGAACCTAGAGAATGGGAGAAGGTTAATAAATTAGCTTCTCGACTTTTCTCAGGTACCGAATTCATATACTTTTTAACTTGGCGTATGTACTTTGGGGCTTTTTCTTTATGGTATATTAAGAATCGTTGGATTAATGGCTCCGCCATTGGCAGCAACCCTTACTCTGAAGAATGGCATACATTAGCCACCAATTTACACTGTTTGAATAATGGTCAAAATATTGGTGCTGGTGACCAAAAAGGATATGATGGAAGATTATTACAGAGCGTAATGAAATTAATTATAGATGAAATCAACGATTGGTATGACGATGGAGAAATCAATCGTAAAATAAGAGAAAACTTATTTTTGGAATTATGTTTTTCCCGCCATGTGGTAGATGGTATAGTTATCGAATGGATTGGCTCCTTACCTAGTGGACACCCATTCACTATCTTTATCAATACCATTTATAATTTAGTAGCTCTTAGATATTGTTGGTACCGAGCCACCGATAATAAGGTTGTTTGGAAAAACAATATTTATGCAGCAGCTAATGGAGACGATTGTATTTATTCAGTACGTGAAGAATACGGTGATCTCTTTAATGAATTAACTGTACCAATATATATGAAAGAACTTGGTTTAGAATATACTACTGAGACTAAAGGAACTGCGACTGAAAAGTTTCGAACTTTAGGGGAAGTAGAATTTTTAAAACGAGGTTTCTCTTTAGATACTAGATTAAACAGATGGGTTGCCCCTCTTAACACTAACTCTATTCTAAAAATGGTAGATTGGACTAAGAAAGACAATCCTGATGTTATAACAGTATCTAATATGTGTACCATTATTAGAGAACTTAGTCTCCATGACAAGAACGTCTTTGATAAATATGTACCAAAACTTTTAGAGATGAAGCAAACAATTTATTCTCATATAGAACCCCCTAGGAGTCTGACCGCTAATTACTGGACTAATAGGGCTGAAATCTTAGAGGATCAAATGTTTTACTTCAGCTAGATAAGTTGAATAACATAGGCGCGTTGTTTGCCTAAAACAACCTAGATGTAGTAGTGCTACATACCATATGACGGTAAGTCATATCTTCCAGATAGGAAATCTGGGGACTGACCCCCCAAGGGGTCAAGAGTCTTGAAATTATAGTAAATTCTCGAAAATTTCTTTCTGGTTACCGCATTACTTCTTATTATTTTCTTTAGAGAATAATGTAGGCTTTAAGAATTATAACTGTTTCCTATTTAGGATTACTGATCAGACGCAGGTTGGGCATTCCCCTCGAAGTCAGATTACAAGGAATATATTCAATCGAAAGGGTCATAGATTGAACGAATTCTCGACCAGCTTCAACACCAACAAACAACCCCAACGACCCTATTTCCAATAAGGTCGAAAATATCACCAAGGATGGTGATAATTCAGCAATTCAAGCTGGAACAACCACATTTCACACTGATGCAAACGTATCTCATGATACTATTGCATTACCTACACCTATTGATTATAGATTGTTACACCAAACTAGTGATGGCTATTTTCAAGAACTTAAAGATTTCATGGCGAAACCTATTAAGATTGTTACTGGTAATTTTGCTACTAGTGACACTATTAGTACTTTCTCCGAATATCGATCACCCCAAGAAATCATCAATTCGTCCTTGTATGCAACCGGACCTAACGTTTTTTTGTTAAAGAGCAAATTGGATGGTTTTCTTGGATTCAGAGCTACTGTAGTATTTAGACTGGTTGTAAATGCGAATCCTTTCCAACAAGGTAGATATTGTTTACAATATCTTCCATTAGGAGGAGCTGATCCCAGACTAGCAACTACCGTAGCTTGGACTCAAGCTCACCAGTTTGATTTAGTCCAAAGAACTCAATTGCCTCACGCTGAAATTGATTTGGCTTGTGATACGGAAGTTACTTTACGTATTCCCTTCAATAGTGCTTACAATTTCTTCCCTTTGAGCAATTTAACCAAAACTATTCAACTTGGTACTTGGGGCTTATTTAGAATTTATCCATACTCTCCCTTAGCTTATGGAACAGGTTCTTCAACTTGTGGTTATACGCTTTGGGCTCATTTTGAGGATGTTGAGTTAGAAAACGCAGCAGTACCTCAAATGAATCAAGTATTTAAGAAAAAGAGGAACGCCCAAGAATCTGAACAAGTTTCGGCAG